TCAAGGTTTTTCTGAGCTAACGACCAGTTTCCTGATTGAATGCAAATCCCCCAGACTGCTCAGTTCTTCCTTCATCTCCCTCCGACGGCGATAAATCTCGTCATTGCGATCGACCTGAGTCTGCGCCATCAGTCAGCACACCTGATATCACTACAGACATAATTTTTCTCGCGATAAATTAAATCAGGAAGAGACTTCCGGAGAGACGGGCCATTCAATGGCGTTATATGAGGTTTTATCAGTGATGGGGCTGAAATCCATCGCCTGCAGCGATTTCGCGTAAATGCGCCAGACTGTCAGCTTTTCTTTTTCTTCATCACCGATGATTCCCAAAAGTAAATCCGTCTTCTTATCGGATATTTCCCGTTCGGCAATCGCAGTAAGACGTGCACGCTCCGACTCTGCCTGCTGCCTGTAGTCAACAGGGACCGGTAGTACTTCACCGTCTTTATAATACCAGCGCGCCTCTATACAAAAGCCATCCGGTAGTTCATCCACTTCCACAATGGTAAAACCAACGGGATAAAGACGGGATACATCTTCCGCCACGGAATAAATAACGCCGGTTTCAGGATGCGTGCACAGCTTGTATTTCTTCGTGAATTTATCCAGTGATTCATAAAAATCCTGCCCGTCTTCACTACGGAAATACTGAATGCCGTCACCATAAGGCATGTCTTCAGGGTAGTAACGCGTAATGTTTGAGAGTTCCATTATTTTCTCCTTAATTAACCTGATACAGATCGCCATGCACCATTAATATAAATCTGAGCCTGTTTGTAATACACGCCACCGATATTGTCTGCAGAGTTACGGCCAGTATCCTGAACATTAATGCCTGACAAAACACAACCAGAAGGTGCTCGAAACGTCCAGCTGTGCTCGTTCCCGCCCGGGTTGTAAAACACCTCACTGGTATACTGAAAATTCTGTACGCCACCTGTTTTGGTCTGGTAGCGGGTATCAAAGTTTCCGTAGTCTGACGGTATAACCTGATGCCCACATCGCCAGTTTCCCGCATCATCCATATACGCCTGACCGTCCGTACCATTATCCGTACGGCTATTATTTATCATGTAAATGCCAAACTGCTTATTCCCAAGACCAGCCAGGAAATACTTTCTGTCTGCATGATCCTGACGCAGAAGCGCCTGAGCAGCATCAGTATTTATCCTGTTTTTCCCGAAAATAACGTTGTTGTCACGCATCTGAATCCACGTTCCGTTACTGCTGTTAATCGCAAAACGGCCTGCAAATACATCTTCTGTAACATCCAGACCATGTCCCATAGTTATGCGACCGGTCCTGAGATTAAGCGTAAAGGGGCGTAGCGGCCCAATATCACCACTCTCGCCCTGATTTTTCCGGGTAGGAATGAGGTACAGACACTCTTCCGAACGACGAAAAATCAGACCAAAGGCTTCGTTGAAAATCCTCAGTGCATTAACGCCACGGATTTTCAGCTCCCCGGTCATGGTGTCTCCATCACGCTGAACGGCATTTTTTGCCTTATCCACCGTGGGTTTTAATCCGAGGTTTTCAACAGCCTCATCACTGTCTTCGATATCCGGGTGATGCTGCCAACTTACTGATTTAGTGTATGATGGTGTTTTTGAGGTGCTCCAGTGGCTTCTGTTTCTATCAGCTGTCCCTCCTGTTCAGCTACTGACGGGGTGGTGCGTAACGGCAAAAGCACCGCCGGACATCAGCGCTATCTCTGCTCTCACTGCCGTAAAACATGGCAACTGCAGTTCACTTACACCGCTTCTCAACCCGGTACGCACCAGAAAATCATTGATATGGCCATGAATGGCGTTGGATGCCGGGCAACTGCCCGCATTATGGGCGTTGGCCTCAACACGATTTTACGTCACTTAAAAAACTCAGGCCGCAGTCGGTAACCTCGCGCATACAGCCGGGCAGTGATGTCATCGTCTGCGCGGAAATGGACGAACAGTGGGGCTATGTCGGGGCTAAATCGCGCCAGCGCTGGCTGTTTTACGCGTATGACAGGCTCCGGAAGACGGTTGTTGCGCACGTATTCGGTGAACGCACTATGGCGACGCTGGGGCGTCTTATGAGCCTGCTGTCACCCTTTGACGTGGTGATATGGATGACGGATGGCTGGCCGCTGTATGAATCCCGCCTGAAGGGAAAGCTGCACGTAATCAGCAAGCGATATACGCAGCGAATTGAGCGGCATAACCTGAATCTGAGGCAGCACCTGGCACGGCTGGGACGGAAGTCGCTGTCGTTCTCAAAATCGGTGGAGCTGCATGACAAAGTCATCGGGCATTATCTGAACATAAAACACTATCAATAAGTTGGAGTCATTACCCGATATCCGAAAGATTATTTTTTATCAGCAATGCCTCTTCGTTAATCGCACCGCCAACCAGTAATAATATGGCTTTATATAACTGGTCGTGTTCCTCTTTATTCAGTTTTATCCCGGCCTTCTCAATGACACCACAGATTTCCTCCTGAAGGGCATCCCACATGGCACTGTTCAGCCAGGTGGCATGACGCCCTGTACGAATATTCCCGTCAGTAAATCCGTTCTTGCCCGGGCCAAATTTATCTTTAACTGCTGTCGGAGTGTCAATTCTGTGCATATTAAACCTCCCGTGAATTAAATATCAGAATTATGTCCTTGCCTGATTAAACAATTCCGCTGTGAAAGTCAGTTCACCCTTTGTGAAAGGCGTTTCTCCGCCTGGCTGGGCCATAAAACTCTGTGAGACAGTCGTCCAGCTGTTTGTGTCGCTTTGTACGCCATTCTCTGTAATCGTTGCGCCTGCATGGCTGCCATTTTTCACTTTCCAGGCCAGGCGGTTATTGGGGGCATCAGCACCGCGGTAAGTGACCGAGGCCATAACGGCCACAACATCACTGTTGACGTTATCCACCGCACCAAACGTGGCCTGTGCGGCATTCAGGGACGGCGAGAGCATCAGATATCCGGCCTCGCTGTCAGAGGTGTTCAGCCCCGTGACAATATCTTTATTCAGTGAGTTTTTGGCGCTTCCACCGGTAAATGCCGTTACCGGGCTGTATCTGACCTCAATGCTTCCGAGCAGGGCGGGTTCTGCACTATTATTTCTACCGTATGTCACTGTTCCACAGTACATATCACCCAGCATTAACGTGCCGGATGCACCCGATGAAAAAATATTGTTACCACCACCAATACTCACCTGAATTTTGTCAGTCCGGTCATCTGGTACATAAAACGATGTATTTCCAACTAATGAGCGGTTGCAGTACAGACTGGCTGAGACATAGCCGTTTTCGTTTCGCGTTGCGAAAATTTCATAGTAATAACTGGCTGCTTCATCAGGATACGGGGTTGTAAATGAATAGCCATTAATCCTGATGTGGGATGGCGAAGATGAATATTTCTTTCCCGCACTTAATGTCAGACGAAATCCCAGCTGTACAGCTGAGGCTTTTAAGTCCGGAAGTGTGCTGTACAGTGTGACATATGAGGGTGTCGTAAAAATCAGCCCCGTTCTTTCTACAGTATTTACGGCCTGAGTGCCACGACAGACGGATGTTACAGAACCGGACATATCATTGATAAGCGTGACACCGTTTTCGTTCAGTGCTGAAATAATATTTGTTGAATAATAGTTCTCGCACAATCCCTCATTCGCCGGAATTTGTCGAAAACTTTCGAGTTTAATAATATTCAAAGCGGCTCTCCTTTTATTTTATGTCATTCGGACGTGACCACAGCAAAATGCAGTCCCGGGTGATTAATCAATAACGGTTCACGGGTTCTGCTGGCTGTCTGCAACTGCATACTGTTAACCGGTACGGGGGAGCGGGTCCTGTATCCCGTCTGCAACTGTGCGCTGTTCATGGTCATGGGGTCCGTTGTCGGCAGACCTGAGTGCAATTGCGCCCTGCTGAGTACCAGTGGTTCTGCCATCGGACGGGCGGCATAAAAGTTAATCCGGTTAATTGTCAGCGGCTTACCTGTCAGTGCCGGAACAACCGCAAAATGAACACCTGTATGATTAATCGCTAATGGCTCAGTCGTCTTGTGTCCGGCCTGAAAGGAGAGGCTGTTTATAGTCAGGGCGGCTTGTTGCCCTTCACCAGACTCATCCGGATATGCAAAAAGGACAACAGTATGCGACGGACATAATTTATTAATCACGCACTCCGCAACCGTATCACCCCACGTCCGGATCGGTGTGTTACAGGTGTCCGAACATGTCTGCCACTGAGCACCGGCATCCACCGGCAACGTCACACGCCAGAAATAACGCCAGCGATCACCCCATTCCGGATCGGGGCTTGCATCCAGGTGCTGGAACTGTTCGATCGTCACGCCGGTATATCCCAGCGCCTCAAGCTGCCCCAGGAAGAACTGCTCATTTATGCCACCAGCCACATTGGCTTTTGCTTCCAGCCGTTGCTGACGCTGGCGTAATGTCTGGGCTCCAACAGGAGAGCAGGTGTCAGGTAAACCATACAATTCTTCATAACGTTCAATCAGCTCTGTTGACTGACCAGGATCGATTTCAGCCATCAGTTCATCAGTCCGCTGATGAACACGTACAAGCGATGGTGCCAGACCATCAAGCACGCCGTCGGTATCGCTCCATGCAGGCCCCGGCGGCATCAGTCCGTACAGCAGCTTTGTATAATCATCCTGTAACGAATCCATTATTTACTCCTTGCCGGGTCATAAGCCTGCCAGGTGATCTCGCCGAGCACCGGAAGCTCGGTCTCCCCCAGGTCAATATCCGATGAAGGGACGATTAACCGGTGGGCCACTTCACCAGCAGACAAACTGATGGCCTCACTGATTCTGGACAGATACATACGCCCCTCTGGCACACCATCCCGTAACATCAGTGCATTCAGCTCTGCTTTTATTGCAGTCCTGATCTGCGGTGTGTCTTTCGATAATGCAATCGTCATCGGGATGACTTTTTCTGTGGCACCGAATACATACAATCCACTTCCGGCAACCGGTGTCAGAGGAAGAATGTGTTCTCTGACTGCATTAATGACGCTTTCATCCGGAGCCGGATGTTCCGGATCGTTTGTCGCCACCATCACGCCAACCGTTCCAATGCCTTTCCAGTGTCTGAAAGTCCATGCACGGTTAATACCCTGAACTTCTTTCGCCCAGATAACATAATCAGGGTCTGCGCCCCCCTGTGGAATGTAGTAATAACGTTCCATAACGCGGGCACGCCATATTTCCAGATTTTCAATATCTTCACCGTCTGTAATGGTGTCCGCGTACCCTGTGGACGGCAGACCACTGACGGGTGTTCCCAGTTGCATGGCAATACCATCATCCGTATTCCCCGCCGCCCCCGGTTCATCTGCCACAACAGGCACCCGGAGAAGACCATCGGCTGCGGTCACCGTCGCCGTCGTGGTGAAGGTCACCTGATCATCACGCTGGATCTGCGTTCCCGCTGGCAATACAGGTGTTCCCTCTACGCCATCCCAGCGCACAAATCCCCGGGCTGTCACCGCATCTTTTCGCAGGCAGCGTTTGATTCTGGCGTGCCGGTACAACCAGTCTTCATCACACATGTCCGGCAACAGATTTCTGGCAAGATAATCGATATACCCGTACAACGTGTGTACGGCTGCAGCCTGTACACGGGCATACACTTCCGCATCCATACGACGAAGCAGCGTATCCTGCTCAAAGCGGGTTAATAAATCGCTCCGGATCATAGAAATAAGTTGCGGAAGGCCGGGGCGATAAAACTGACTGTCAGCCATTCAGTTCACTCCAGATATCATCAAAAATAATGTTGTGAATATTGCCGTCACGCTGGTAAATGGTAATGGCAAGTGCCAGCGAGTCTGTCCCGGTCCGGACAGCGTTAATATCAAGACGGGAAGCAACACCATCCTCCACCATCCACGCCAGCGCCTCACGGGCATAATCTCTGGCAAGCTGCGGGGTTTTATTTGTCAGTTTGCTGCGTCGCAGCAGATACAGACGCGACCCCGTGCGATCATTCTGAACAGCAGGCCAGGTATCCCCCCACCATCCAAATATCTGCGGTGCATCATCATCCCGCCCGGCACGCCGCCAGGTAAAAAGCGAAATAATCACAGCACGCGTCAGAAGGTCGAGCAAAGCCCCGGTCGACACGGGTCGCCCGTTAACATTAATCATCATGATTTTCAGCCCATCGGTTGATCCGGCGTGTCAGTGATCCCGCCACCATCACCATTTTCGGTGTGTTTGTGGGCATTGTAGGTCTGCCGCATTTGCTGCATGCTGAGTCCGCCACTGTCGCAATTGTCAGTAATATCGGCGGTGGATTCGACCGGCATTTCAAAGCGCGCTTTAGGCGCGTTTTGAAAAATAATGGGCTTCCCGGCCCCGTTCACCACAATACCGGAACGGGTCAGGACAACGGACTGTCCCAGATCGTCATAAAGCGCCACTTCCCCACGTTTCAGTCCTTTCAGCCGGTAACGTCTGTCAGACACGACCACAACCACACCATGAGAACGATCGCCCGCCGGAAATAAAGCAACGCCCTCAGCACCGTTCTGTGCGGCAGATGTAAAACCATAAGGTTCAAGGTGCTCAACGTGTTGTTTCTGATCTCCGGCTATCATTTTCAACCCTACAGACTGACACTTTCTGGCGGAATCCACCGCCGTGATGACAGCCCGGGAAATCAGATTGCGAAGAGAAAACCCGTTCATCAGAAATCCTCCTCAACATTTTTTTTCTTCCTGGCGGTAACAGGCTCGGGGAGATAAGCATCTGCCGGGCCAACCCGTAATTCAGTCGTCGTGCCCCGGTCGTCCTGGTTATAGGTAACTTCTGCAATCACCAGTTCATCATTATCAAAATTATTCAGCGGGTCGAAAACGATGACAGATAACCCCGGACGCCATAACGCGCCACTGCCCTGCCGCCAGCCCTGAACCGTATATGTTGTCTCACGGGTAAGCGCAGCCCGTTGGCGCGCTTCAAATTCACAACGGGCCTTACAGGTTGCTGTCGTTGCTGTGCCTGACTGCTGAATCAACAAAGGGCGATAACGGGTCACGCCATTGTCCTGAATGGTCTGACGTATTGCGGCAATGGTGGCCTCACCAAAATCATCGTCGTTGCCCGGGCGCTGCCCACTGACCTGATATTCAGAAAACCGCTCTCTGATGCTTCTTTCCGTGTCACAGGAAAGAATATTCTCTCCCAGCACCAGTGCCGTCGCCGCTTTGCCTGTTCCGGGTTTCCCAAGAACCAGTCGCCCACATTCATCGTCATAAGCCAGCGTCTGAACCTGCCCCAGCAACCGGTTAAGACAATCGGCAACAGTTTCGCCGTGTTCCGGCTGTGCATCAATCACCGCAGTCTGAGGCACGCCAGCATCAACAACAGTGATGCCAAATGGCGCAGCCAGTTCAGTGACTATTCTGAGCAGGTTTTTTCCGCTCTGCTGGAGTGGCAAAGCGGAGCAATCAACCAGATCGGCTGTTTTGCTTCGCCCGACAATCCCCATACTGACGCTGCTGGCGTCATAACGAAGCGGTAGTGCCTCCACATATCCGGTGAGCACGGGCTCATCCCCGATAAGCACTTCAACCAGCTCACCATTTTTTATCCGGGGCTGATAATCCCGGCTGCCGGGCCAGCGGGTGGTAATGGCAACATTAAAATCCCGGGCAATACGGTTAATGCCCGCACTGATACGGACGGATGTCCAGCCGCCCCATTCGCGACCGGAAACCCGAAGTAAAACGGTATTATTCATCTGACGGGTACCCTTAATGTCCTGACCGGAACAAAGCCCGGGTGGGAGATGGCATTTCGATCCAGGATATCTGTTTCACGGGACGCATCGTCGTACCATGACGCAGCCAGAACAAGTGCAGGCAGCACCTCCGCTGGCGTTCGCTCTGCGGTTTCCTCCGTCTGAACCAGACGCGCCTGAATATCCCGGTTCAGCTCTGTACGTAATGACGTCAGCTGAAAAAACAGCCCGTCGTCCATCGTGCGTCTGAGCTCCTGTTCAATCGCCGCATTCAGCGATTCGCGTATGATGGTAAGTTTTTCCCGCGTGGGTGGTTGCGCTGTTTCATCCTGTTCTGTGCTGGCTGCCACGCTGCCAAGCGCCGGATGAGAAACATGAATAATATCGGACTGACGTTCAGTGGAACCACCAACAGCCACAACCGCCTGCTGATTTTTCACCAGACTTCCGGGTTGCGGCAGTGAAGATACCGCCCTTACAGCCTCGCTGATTGCCGTCGTCCGGATGACGGCTGCCACCAGATTTGTCTGCTGTTTTTGCCTCACAACCGATGCGGAATCTGTGGGCCACACCGCACGCGGTGCCAGTCCTGGATCCAGCGTAATACCGGACATTGTTGTTATGGACTGCACCAGATCCTGTGTGTTATCCACCAGTCTGGTTCCGGCCCGCCAGGTATCCTGCAACATATGCACAAAATCACTGGCAACCGACGGAGGCATCAGAATGACGGATAAATCGCCCTGCAGTAGTCTCGCTCCGGCAGAAACAGCCGAATTAACCATTTTGAAAGCTGTCTGAACGGTTCCCAGCATATCGGTCGTCCGGGCAATCACATCGTTCTGAATAAAGTCCGGCATTCCCGCGAGATCAAAATCGCCGAACATGTCTTCAATCAACTCATCCAGGAATACGGACGACTCCTCCAGTTTTCTGGCGGTTGCAGCTCCGGCGACCGGAAATGACAGTTCCCCGCTCTCAACAAACTGAAATGAAACCCGGCACATACGGCCTTCAGTGCCGGAGTGAGAAACGGTCACCTGCCCATCAATACAGCCCTGCATTTCACCGAACTGCGGATGGATCAGCGTCCCCGGCCCGGCGGTTTCAATCGCTGTAATCAGCCTGTCGCGCTGCTCTGCGTAATCATCACCAACGAGATACGCATTAATCGTCAGCCGTCGCGTGGCACGCCCGAGATCCTCCGTGTACGGTTTGTCACGGTTTGGATATTCATGAACCTGAACGCGGCGTCCGAACGAACCCTCGTCGCTCTCCACCGAAAACGGAACGCCGCGAAATGAAGCATCGTAAAGATTATCGCGCCAGGTCGTTCCGGAAGATGAAAAAAACAAAGAGGACAAAGAAGGTAAGGAAGGAAAATCCATTCTGATACCCCATTATTAACGCCTGAAAGGTGAATACCCAACGTCATGGGTTATTTTCATAAAGGGATCGCCTGTTTTCGGCAAATCGATAACGCGCATTCCCTGTGGCGCATTGTCAAACGTGACTTTGATTTCACCACGTGCTGCCACAGACGATATCGCCGGATTAAGCAAAGGAACATTCGGTTTGTACTGACGCGGCTGATTAAGGGATGCCTGGTATTCCTCATAATTTTTTCGATTAAAAAACGGGGTCCAGTCAGAGGCCAGATATATGCCATGATCCCTGGCCCAGTTGACATCGCCCTCAGGCAGAATTGATTCAAGTGCATTTTCGACGGGCTCCCACATCATAGAAGCCAGCACCCCATATACACCGGCTTTTCCGATAACGCCCCCGCCTTTACCAAACAATCCGGTAGCGGCAGTGACCTTGCCGAGTGTGCGCATATCCTTCGTCACAATGCTGATTGATTTAGTGACATCGGTGACCCACTTTGTCGCCATAAAAATGGCGATTGCTTTAAGGATCGTTTCCCATCCCCCCATAGCCTGGGCGGTGCTATCAATGACTTCCCAGACATTTTTAATAACCGGTCCAACGGTTTCCCAGTTATCAATTATGAGATATGCACCACCGACGAGAAGCGCAATTAATCCCTTTGCCGGCGTCATATTCATCACGCTACCCATGATTTTTGTTATGCGTGTCAATGTGCCAATCGCCACGCCCATCGTCAGTAATGCCGCACCAGTTTTCGCGATGGTTTTTACGACCTCAGGATTTTCTCTGACAAACGTGCGCACTTCTTCCAGAAAAGGCTTCATCTCTTTTATGCCTTCATTGATTGAAGGCAGGAAGGTTTCCCCCAGCGTGGAAGAAATCGCATTGATCTGGTTCTGCAGCAGCAACAACTGATTTTCCGTCGTCGCGGCACGGGCGGCATATTCTTTCTGCATTGAGCCGCCATACTGCTGCGCATCCGCCACACGATTAAAGTTGGTTCGCAACAAATCCAGATTCGTGAGTAGAGGCGCGATGGATCCAGAAGATTCCTTGCCGAACAGCTCATTAAGCGCGGCGGCCTGTTTTTCTTTCGGCACTTTCGCCAGAGAATCCAGTACGTGCAGCATGGCCCCACGGGCGTCTTTCTGCATATCCGCCGCCAGTTTTTTCGGGCTAATGCGCAACGAGCGGAGCACTTTTTTCTGCGATTTGGTGGCAGAATCCCCCGCTGTCAGCGACAACATAAAATTCTTTATCCCCGTCGCCGCAATTTCTGATTCCACCCCCATTCCGGCAATGGTTGCCCCCATTGCGGCAATCTCTCCGGAGGCCACACCCGCAACACTGCCTAAAGGGCCAATACGGGTCACAATATCAGAAATCTTTTTCGCACTTGCAGGACCGGTATTACCAAGATAGTTAATCTTGTCCGCAAGTCCTGCCACCTCTCCCTGTGTCAGTTTAAAGGCAGTGCGCCACTGTGCCATCATCTGACCGGATTCTTCTGCCGTGGTGTCAAAAGCCACGCCCATCTTCACGGCATCGTCAGTAAACTGCATCAGCTCGTCACGGGCGATACCAGCCTGACCACCCGCCGCCACAATTTCGGCGATACCTTCCGCCGACATGGGCAGTTCTGTTGACAGGTCGCGCACCTGCTCCGTCATTGCCTTAAACGCTTCCGGCGTATCCAGACCATCCACCACTTTCCGGACATCCGCCATTTTTGATTCAAGGGCAATGGCAGATTTGACCGGGAGCGCCAGTGCCCCCAGTACTGCGGTTCCGGCACCCGCTGCGCCCAGAGACAGGCTGGCAAACTCCTTTTTAAAGCCTTTCAGCTGGCGCTGCATCCCTTTCAGCGGTGCCGACACCTTATCCACGGCAGTGATGATCGCCTTCAGCTGAAAACTGTCAGCCATGCTTCATCTCCTCGTTAATGCGGACGGCCTCGGCTTCCAGTTCTGTAAACTGCGAAATAGCCACCCGTCGCAGCTCCAGTGGATTCAGTTTCCAGAACCAGGCAACATTGTAGAGTCGTTTCCGGAGGTGCTTCCCGTCTCCGACTGGGTAAAAAAACGCAGGATCTGCATGCTGGTCTTAAAAATATCCAGTTTTGCCATCTGCGCCGCCGATGAACGCGGGATCCCCGCCAGCAACGGGATATATTTCAGTGCCACCTGGCTGTCCAGTTTAATACTGCCTTCACCGGAAATAATGAAAGGAAAACCCAGCGCCTCGATTTCGTCATACGTGGGCTCGCGCAACTCCAGCACATGCAGCATTTCGTTATGCGCTGTCACCGGTTTTTTTAAAACAATTTCTGTAACGTTCATTACTGATATCCTCCCTCTTCGCCGTGGAATTCAAGATCTGCCGTGCCTTCTTCGGCATTATGGTTAGCCTCTCCGTGCAGCCATGCAGCCGAAAGCACATACACCATGCCGTTTGCCAGTTCAGCGGTAATCGTCATCTGGTCTGATGTGGTAATTTTGTCGACCGGAAAGTTTTTGGGCACTTTAAACGTGCCTTTAACGTAAGGTGACCGCCAGGTCTCCTTGTAATCCACATCCCCTGCCATGCCGACAACATCATCCCGGACATTGGTGTTCATCGGCACTTCAATGCCACCTGTCAGCGATAACTGCTGACCATCCACTTTAAAAAAACAGGTTCCGGCGATCTTTGCCATTATGCTGACTCCTCTGAATACTGAAGACGGAACTGGTTAACCACCGCAAAGACACGTAACTGATTAACATAATCCGGCGGGAACAGCGTATTCAGTCGGTTCGGGTTATCCGCATCACGCTCAACTATCAGATACTGTTTAAACAGATCGTAATTTTCCACAATACCGGCACGCTCCATCTGACGATATGTCGCCAGAAGTTCCCCTTTGATAACGGCAGGAGTGACAATCGCCTGCCCCGGACCAAAACGGGTACCATCATTTGCCAGCTTGTGACGTCCGTACTTGCTTGTGATGACCGATTTCAGTTTGCGAAGAACATATGCACTGGTATGCAGAGTTTCACTGTCCAGATAGCTGTTGTCTGCCACGCCATACGCATTCTTTTTGTAGGTGGTTACAGAACGCTGGATCCGCAACGTGCCGCCTTCCACATAAGCCGTCGCCACGCCGTGAGATAAAAGGGTCTGCTGCTCTGTCATGATGAATCGCTTACCTTTCGGTGCCGGAAGCATCCCCACCAGCTCCCCCGTCTGTGTCGGACGGGCAGGATCATTCCGGATAAATACCGCTTCACGGGCAAGGCGACTGGCAACCAGTTCATCGACAGGCGACTGGGTTTCTTTTTCGTAACCGGCAAGCGTGATATGTTGCTGATTATGCATATCTCCGGCACCAACCAGCTCTGACAGCGTTCCCAGTTTTGCGGTATAGACATGCCCGTATAACTGGCGCGCATAACTCCAGCGACCGCTGCTGTCATTCATTTCGGTCATCATCATATTAATGGAGGCGGCATCGTTGAACGGCAGACCGATAAAATCGAATACCTCATCGCCCATAGCGGCAACAGCAGCGGTAAGATCAGGCGCTCCACTACCTGCAGTTCCGGCTTCCGTCACGACCTGAAGTCCCGCAGGCAGAATTTCACCACCACCAGAACCATAATAATTCAGGCAGACAGGTAGCTCGTTACCATACAGCCCCTTATGACGGGCAGTCAGTGTCACCACACCTGCATCAGATGACGCCGTAAACGGCAGGGTGATAACCCCATTTACCGCTTCCTTAATCGCGGTGGCAACCGCAGTGGCATTATCGCCATTCACCACAGGCACCTGTACACGGGAGCGTCCGACATACAGACTCAGGGTGCCGCTTTCCTCTGCTTCTCCGGTAACCGTCACCCTGACCGTTGCCGCCGCCCCTTTGGCTTCCGGTACCGCAATAACATACAGTTCACCGAAAGGATCTGTCTGACGGTATACTTCGACCATACGCGCCAGCTGGCTCCCCGCTCCACAAATCTGACGGGCATAATCTGCCGACGGCATCAGCACCAGGCTGTTAACCTCAATGGCAGCATCGTTGCCTGCATGCCCAATCAGTAATGCAGGCGCGCTGGTCACCGCTGTATTTGCCGCAGAATTGTCCATCTCGGCGTAGAACAACGGCACCAGCGTATTCGACGGAACAGCACTAAAACTTATTGTCATGATTCTTTAGCCTTATCCTGTTTAACACGTACCACATCACCCGCCGCTATACGGCGGAACCAGTAGCTGTTTTCTTCCACATTTCGCCCGTCAGAAGGCAAAAGGTCTCCACGGGCAGGGTCAGGAACTGACCGCCCTTTCAGGGGTTTCACAAACATGAGGGACTCTTATTTCTGAGGGAAACGCATTTCCAGATGGTGCTCAATGTCACCATCCGGGCCAGTACCAGGATCGATGTAATCCACATCAATACTCAGCAGGGATAAATCCGGCAGGGCATTCACGTCCTCTGACTGTCGCGTGTCTTCTTCCGTGATTTCATACTTCGCCGTAAAATCAAACTGGTAATACAGTTCGTAACGGTTCAGATCCAGCAGGGTGCCACCGGCATAAACAATCTCGCCCCCCCTGCGGATCCGGCATCCATCCAAGCAGGGCTTTCCAGAGTTCTCTCCGGACATCATGAACGGCGTCATAGGCTGCCCACTGCCCTTTTTCATCACGCTCATTGCTGAGCACAACAATAACGGAGAAGCCTTCTGTCAAATCCTGCCAGTAATCGGTCTGTGATTTTTGTTCCCCCGGCGCATCGTCAGAGGGGACCACATAGGCAGCAGGCAGTCGCAGTTTTCCGGCATCAGGGATCGCCTTAAACTGCGCCGCGCCACCAACACGATCCTCAAAACGCGGGCATCGCTCACGCAGCGCCGCAATTATCGTTGTCAGTTTCATTTATGCTTCCTTTTTACCGGACGTAACGAACGCTGCAGTTCACGGGACAACAGTTCCTGCGTCCAGTGACGCCGCCGCTCAATAACGTCAGCCATAAAGTTATTACGCGGGGCCAGCCGGAAAGTCGAAGAATGGTGCTTCTTCTGCCGCTTATCCTTTTTGTCCATTCCATACGCTGAATGGCGAACGCCGTAATACAGAAATGCCGGATAATAGGATGCGCCTTCATGGAAACGGCGATTCCCCTGCCCGTTTTTCTGGTTAGGAGAAATTTTCACCATCAGTCCGGGGCGACGCGTCGTTTTTTTGGGAACGTAATAACCGATGGAGCGGGCCAGACGCCCGGTCTGATATCCCGGATTCTCTCCCGGACCGGAACGCCCGCGTTTAATCACCAGACGTCTGGCGTCGCGCATATAGACGCGCCCGATCTGCACAAATGCCCGCCGCAGACGGGCACGATTAAACTCCAGCTCCTTTGGTTGTTTAAAGTCGACGTGTAAAAATGCTGTCTGATTCATGGCATTCACCCCATCGTCGCGCTGTACGCAGTTCCTCACATTCCAGTAATAAAAAACGTCGCTGACCGTTCAGGTCGCGTATTCGCCGGATCCGGTACTGCTGACCGTAATAAACCACCTCATGATCTGCCGTGATGTCGTGACGGAAACGGATTGTAAAATAATGCGTAACGACATTTTCTGTCTGCACTGAGCCCTGATAAGCGGCAGCGCCTGGCTGAGCCACCTTTGCCCAGACATCAAACGACTCCGGATACGTTGGCTCCGTACCAAAATCAGCGGTGGGTTCATCCACCCGAAGGCGGATCTTTATCCGGCGATTCAGCTCTCCGGGATCCGGTAAAAGGTAAGTGGCACTGGTCTGACTTTGCCTGATTTTCATAGCGGGACAATCCTGTAAGGGCCAGCAAGCCATCTGAAACTCATTGGTGTTTCCAGTTTCTCCACATCGGTGATCGTTGAGCGATTTTCATAAAAATGACTGACCAGCATCAGCATTGCCAGACGAACGTCATCAGTCAGATGCATCCCGTCAGGATCGTCTTCCGGAATCGTCTCTTCCGGTGCATACAACTTCCTGTTCAGGTATGTCTCTGTTCTTTTCTGTACCGCCTGTGCCAGCAATTTCAGAAAATCGCCGTCACTGTACAAACCATCATCGAGCCGGAGGTGAGATTTAATTTCCTCTTCTTTCAGGAGCATATTTTCCTCCTGTGCCCGCCATTACGCGGGCACAAAAAAACCGCATTACGCAGTGGCTTTCTGGCGGGTTGCAGCCCCAATTTTCATCAGCTTAATCGCCTGAGAATCCACCAGCATACCGCCGGTTCGCTTGGTGGTATAAAAACCCACAAACGGTTTGTTGGTGTACGGATCGCGCAGGATACGGGTACCGATGCGATCAACGATGGTATAGCCACGTTTGAAGTTACCAAACGCAATGGCTTTTGCATCGGCGGCAATATCCGGCATCTGCTCATTCTCAACGATGCCATACCCTGCCAGAGAAGAAGGCTGACCCAGCTCAATACCCGGACGCCACAGATAATTTCCGTCGTTATCCTTCAGCAGACGAATGGCAAACAGGCTGCTGTTGTTCATCATGAACTTCGCGCCGCTGCGGTGCGCCTTACGCAGGGTGTAAATCAGTTTAATGATCGCATCAGCGGTCACGCCGGAAGCCGCACCGGAAGCGATATGCTGAAGTTTGCCAAACTTACGGGTTTTGTCATCTTCATCGGTGGACTCATAAGCCAGAAAACCTTTTGGTTTTTTGCTGCCGTCGCCACTGGTAAAGGCCATTTCTTCCTGTTCGGCAAATTCCAGCGCCAGCTCACTGTTGATCCAGTCTTCCACATTGAAGAAAGCGTCATCGAGCATTTTCTGGGTGGCCTGCGGGTTGCCGTAGATTTCCCCCATAAAGGGTTCAATCAGCCCCAGTTTTGAGGTGGCGGTTTCCGGACGCGTATCCGTTTCCCCCACCCATCCGGACTTAGTGCCGCCCAGATTCACCAGTTTTTTATAATCCGATCCACCGAGGGTGATCACGGTGGCTTCCTGGCGCATCACCACCTCATCTTTCAGCAGCGTCAGGATGGTACGATCCAGTTCTTCCGGAATGGCATAACCACCATCTTCATCATTGCCCACCTGAAGCGCCTTACGTTCAAGTTCACGCAGACCGTCTTCACGCCCCTTGCGCATAAATCCGATAAACGCTTCTTTGTGTTCACCGGCAACTTTATTTTTCGTGCCGCCTGCCGGACGCTTAACTTCAGCCAGCTCAGCCTCAAGATCGCTTTTCAGGTTTTCCAGCTCGCTGATTTGCCCGTTCAGGCTTTCCACCTGTTCGGCCAGCTTGCTTTTTTCCTGTTCGATCGCGTCAATGCGCTTGTCGTTTTTTGCCTTAAAATCGTCAAACTTCTGCTGCAAATCCTGCGCGACCTGTTCAACGTCTTTAATATCAACAGCCATTATTTACTCCTGGTTAAAATTTAAGATTTTTCAGTGCATTCAGTGCGACATCCACATCCTCAGCATCACGCAGGGATAAAGCGCCATATCCCCCGGCCATGAATGCTTTGGCCTGGGTTCGCGAGAGTCCAACATCGCGCAGGACTCGCTCAATAATTTTCTGCTCAGGGATCTCCCCACGCGCCAGCGCATTTTTCACATCGCTGATGCGTGCTTCATCATTGGAAGGAAACGTCACCAGACTGACCTCCCACAGGTCGATCTCTTTCAGCAGGAATACCCCTTTTTCCCGGTCGTACTCCCAGTCTTTCAGGATGTAGCCAACAGAAAGGCCGGTTAAAGAACCGGCCTTCATATGGGCGTGTGCACGTTTTGCCAGGGGATCATCATCAACGAGTAATCGCCCCCTGACATAAAGCCCGACATCATCTTCTTTCATTTCGGTGTACACACCGATGGGCTCATCCATGCGGTGCTGCCAGAGCAACGCAGGCAGCGCCTTTTTTTCGCTCCATTTCTCGAGTGTTGTGGTAAAGGCACCGGGGACCACCACATCATCGTGGCTGTCCTTTACACCAAAGACGGAGCCATACCCTTCAAACTCACCGGAGTCACTGACAGATTTCAGACTCAGCGGTACATCAAGACGTTGTTTCGTCTGCATTGGCGTTATCCTTCTGCTTACCGGCTTTACTGCCATCGGAGGGTTTCGTGGTCATGTTCATCGGTGTGAGATAGACATCCCCACCGGGACGCGGATTCATATCTTCCAGGTCGCGGCAGTCATTGGGAGAGTAAATTCCCCAGTTAATCCCGGTGGCGTAGGCTTCAAAACGGGATTTCATATCCCCGCGCAGTAACGCCCCGGCGTTAAATTTGGCGTAAAACTTCCCCTGTTTGCTCTCCCTGACCAGCCCTGTATTGATCCGTTGTTCAATACGGGTCAGATACGGCACAAGGGAATAGTTGATAAATCCGAGCCCCAGCTCTTCAATATTGTTGAAAGTGGCGCGATCGGTGTTCTGCACCATGTGCAGCGGCACGCGGAAAAGACGACAGATTTCTTCCAGCTGAAACTTGCGGGTTTCCAGGAACTGGCTGTCCTCGGCGTTCAGTGCCACCGGCTTCCAGTCCAGCCCCATTTCCAGAATCATCGGACGGTGCGCATTACCCAGCCCAAGATGACGCTCCTCAAAATCCCTCTTCATGCGCTCATAAGCATCCGGCGTGAGCTTTTGTTCCGTACGCAACACACCGGATGTCACAGCACCGTTACCAAACAGCCTGGCGCCGTGCTCCTCGGTTGCCGCTGCCAGTGAAATGGCCTCGCGCGCATATGCAATGGGATTCAGACCGACAAGTCCATCCAGCGTCAGGGTGCGCACATGCCAGATTTCATCCTGGGTCAACACATCCACGGAGCCATCCGGAAACGTCACCTGATAAACCGGCTGCCACTGGCTGTTCAGCTTCGGTTCCACACAGCCCGGATCTATCGGAAGAAGCTCCACTACTTCCCCCAGCGCCTTCACCTTGTAGGCGTAAAAATTCCCCCGCAGACACAGGCAGACAATAACCAGCTCCCAGAATTCCTGCGGCGTCATGTAGCCATTGGGTTTTGCTGAAATCAGCTTATGCAGCCGTTCATCCACCGCCCGTGTTTTAAGGGTGCCGCTGATTTTGTAGAGACTGCAGGGCAGCATACCAACAGACTCAGCCAGCACCCTGACGCAGGAATACACCGCCGTCAGCCGCATGGCCCGCTGGCTGCTGATCCGCTTTCCGGTATAGGTGTCGTATGACAACCCCAGCTCTTCCGCAAGCATCCCGGGCGTTGTGACGGGGGTGTTATTTTTACGTTGAAAAAGCCCCTGGAAAAACATTACTCACCTCCGGAGGCGACCCGGTGACCGCGATCGAGATAACGCGCAACCAGCCACGACCAGCACAGACACAGCGCCCCGGCAACAACAAAACCCGCCGGGGGATAAATCAGCCAGGCGCCATACGCCAGCAAAAGCACACCCAGCACGCCCACCAGAGGCGTGAGAATTATCAGAAACATAATGACCTCGGTTAAAGCGAGCGAATACCAACGCTGACCAGATGCTCAGACAGATCCGGCTCCGGTTCACCGCCATTGACCAGCATCCGGCTCATTGCTGTAAACATCGCAACAGGGCCGTCGATTTTGGCTTCCGGCGTGGATTTATTCGGGAAGATATTGTCGTTTTTGTCCGGTTTTACCGTAACGTTAGACATCATCCAGTTCATGACCGGATGATTGCTGTGGTGGAAACGCCCGGCATAGACCAGTGATTCCGTTTCCTTCATAGCCTCTGACAGATTGCGGACCGTCTGCGGAACTTCCACCAGCGGTATACCTTCTTCAGTCAGCGCCAGACTGAACTGCATTGCGCTCCACGGGTCAAATCCCAGTTCCCTCAGGTTTTCACCGCCAATCCATTCCAGTAGGTCACTTTTTATCTGAGCATGATCGATAACATCACCATCCGTCAGGATGAGCTTCCCCATCTCTGCCCACTTCCGGTAAAGTTCTGCCTGCTGCCGCGAGCATCGTTCCAGCCGTCCTTCCGGAAGCCAGAATTTAAAATCGGCATGAACATGTCCGTTATCGGTTCGCCAGAGTTTTGCCGCCGCACAGATATCAATCTTATGAGCAAGGTCGACGCCGACCCACATGGGATATGTTTTCAGCTCATGCTGTGGAGCAATGTATTCGCACTTCTCCCACTTAATCATGTCCATCCAGGCAGATTCGGCAGTGACCCACACATTCATGTGTTTCGTGAAAAAATTCACCCGCGCCGAGACCTGCTCCTTCGCCTTTTTCGCCAGGCGACGCAGATCATCCCAGCGTTTACAGATGCCCAGGCCCGGATTCGCTTTCTGCCAGACCGTTTCATCAAACGGATCATCTCCCTCATCGAGCGTGTAAATAATCGCAAAGTAGGAGTCGTCTTTTACCGCGCCCTCCACGTCGCTGTTATAGCCTCGCAATACCTTGATGGCGTAATCGCGTTGCTCGTAACAAATCCCTTCCTTGTTAAAGCCAGCCGTGGTGATACCAAATAACAGGGACTGCAGACGGGCACCAGTTGCCGTTTCCAGAACGTCCCACACGTCGCGGGTTTTATGTGCATGCAGCTCATCAATAATGGCGCAGTGGATGTTCAGACCATCCAGGTTGTTTGCATCCGAGGAAAGCGGTTCAAATTTTGATGCGCTCTGCTCCTGGTAAATCGCCAGCTTGTTGAAATCAAACAACCGCCCGAGTGTCGATCGGGCTTTTCTGACCATATTTTTGGCGTCTTCAAACACGATTCTGGCCTGGTCACGCGTGGTTGCGGCTGAATACACCTCAGCCCCGCCTTCACCATCTGCCCCCGTCATATACAGACCGATACCTGATGACAGGGTTGATTTTGCGTTTTTACGGGCGACTTCGTTGTATGCTGTCCGGAAACGGCGCACCATCACCGGGCGTCCGCTGCCATCGCTGCGCATGACAACTTCCCCGGTCTCTTCATTCACCAGCGGAATGACAAAACCAAAAATATTAATGAGGATAAAAACATGCCAGTCCATCAGTTCAATGGGCTGACCTGCCAGCGCCCCTTTTACATGGGGCACAAATTTGTAGAAATTCAGGATGTGCTGCGCACGGGGTTCACTGAAATAAATCCCCCGCTCTTCGCCGTACTTCAGATCATCAAGAAAACGCTGGCAGGCCAGACGGACAAATTCACCAGCGACAATTTCTCCTGCAACAACACGTTCGGCGTAGCGGATCCCGTCAGCCACTTTTGCCATCAGTCTCTCGCTTTTAAAAGTTCTGCCAGCGGATCAACATCATCCGGTCCGGCGATATTTACTTTCGCCCGGCTTGCCGGTGACATACCAAATTCTGCAAGCATCGCCCGGATCCGCTTCCAGGCATCCGCTTTCATCGCAGCAGCCGGGTGTGCCTTAATCAGCACATCACCGTTCTGCGTTTCCGTGCGGTAGGTATAACCCTCAACATCGAGTGTTTCGCAGTGATGCCGGTATTCGGTGTAGGCTTCCACCAGCAACTCGAGTGCACGCGCATCAAGCTGAGAAATGATCCCTTCCGCATTCAGCTCTTCCGCCATTCGCCTGAACCAGTACTTTCCCTGCGCCCCTAAATGCTGCGGAATTTTAGGGAGACCTTTTTCGTCCTTTTTAGCGGTTTTTTTGGCGTCTTTAACGGGACGCTTTGTGGGATTGCCTCGTATCAAATGCAGGCGTGGCGGGGTTTTCGGGGGTCCTGACATAATCGATTTTACCTATCAATCGTTTGATCGCATTCCCAAAAAAAAGTTTTCGAACCTGCGGCGATGCGAGGAAGGGTTGGCGGGCGGTCCCGGACAGCCAGGGCTGCAGGGATTTGCCCCGCCCCTCCCTACAAGTGAGAATAATTATCACCTGATTCGTTCGCGCGCTGTTTTCGCTTTATGGCAGGGCCAGCACAGACTCTGCAGGTTGCTGTCTGCGTCTGTTCCGCCATACGCTTTCGGGATGATGTGGTCGACGGTTTTCGCCTCGCTCACCACACCGGCACGCAGACACAACTGACACAGACCTTTATCGCGCTTCAGAATACGGGCACGAATCACCGTCCATTTTGAGCCATAGCCACGCTGGTGGCGGCTCAGTCCGCGCTGGTGCTGCACCCAGCCTTCACCACGATGTTTATCACAGTAGCCAGAGCTGTCTGTTGTTGTGCCTGCGCAGCCTCGCTTACGACAGGCGCGGGGGATCCGTGATGGCATTGGAATCTCCTTAATACCGACATTATCGCAGCCCCTCACTGAAGAGCTGCTGTAATGCCTGTTACTCACGAATCAATCGAGCATGTTGACCGCTCATTTCAACATGTTGACCGCTCATTTCAATGCGTAAGTATTGTGGCTTGCCGTCAATCAACGCGGTGATTAACTTATCACCTGTAGGTTTCCACATAATTTTCTCCTGTTTTAATGCCCCTTGCCGCCGGGCAGTTGATCAAAGTTCATCTTGATTCGGCAAGATTTAGAATGAATAAGATAAAATTGGCACACGCAGCAGAATTTCATGCTTTCCGGACGCTGACGCACCCTTCATTTTTCAGCAAAATATTCTGCTCTTACAGGCGATCAGTTCTGCAGACACTGCCGAACACCGTCGACAATTTCACAGACCTGAGACGCGGTATCGAAAAGCTGGCGCGCCTTATCCAGGCTGACGCACCCCACCAATAAAAAAGGCACCAGTATCGCTACCAGTGCCCGTTTCACCGCCGTTCGCGGCATTCTGTGTGTCCAGTGTTTTCGCGCCATATCACCACCAACGCACAGCCCAAATCAGAACAGCGACCGCCACAAGGCGAATTGCAAAGGCCGCAGCCCTTGTCAAATCAAGGCTCGCGGGAGTTTCCATTTCAATACCTTTCATAATGGACAACCTCAAAAAGAATCTTTTATACTTTCCCACGAGGATTTTCTCCCTACTCACTAATCACAATTTCCCCTTTGACGTGAAAACTAAAAACCCCGGACTGTTCCCCCAGCCGGGGTTTTGTTTTACTTATCGCTTCAGCTGAAAGTGAGGTCCGTCTTTCAGCGTTTTCCAGTCCCCGCCCCATTCGATAGCGATCCCCAGCTCTGCGGCAGCCTGCTTAAATGCCTGTGCGATTTTCTCGTACAGAGGCCACTCCCATGACACCTGGCTGCCGATGTAGGCCACAACATCCACCGCATCACCGGTCAGGTGGCGGCTGTTCATGGTCTGGCTTTTCCCTTCCGCAACCAGCTGTTTCTGGCGATACTTACTGCGCAGGCCTTCCGTAATACCGAAATCAACCTCCGTCAGCTCCAGCGCACGGCGAACTACAGCAACCAGCTGTGGTTTGACACCCTCCAGATTTTTTTCACTGCGACGGCTGAATCTGAATTTACCCGGCATATTCACCTCAACAATGGAAAGATTTTTGTGACGTTCCCGCGTGCGCGTATCACCAGCACGCAGAACAGCAGATTAAAAAACACTTCCAGCCAGCCCGTTGCTAACGGGCGACCACACAGATAGCTGAGGGGCGCAAAGGCATACAGCAGCATCAGCAGCCAGGCCAGCCATGACACCAGCGGTTTATGTCTGGAATCACGGCGACGATAAAAAAAGAGCGTCAGCACGATAACCGTGCATAACGCCACATTCAGCAATCCGGGAAGGTTACTTAACATTGCCGCCTCCTCCACCCCGCAGGCGGGAGAACACACCGGACACCAGCGATGCAATATCCTGCTGGTGGATGAACGAGAGAATCTTCACCGACACCACCGAGACCAGCACCGCGCAAAGCGCATCTGCTGATGTACCGTCATACCCTGTTTTTGATGCAATCCAGGCTGACAGCACACGCGCTCCCAGCACACCGACAATAAACGACACCAGAAAATGTGCCACCACGCGCCAGACTGAAAGTGACTGCGGCATCGTTGCCACAAATAACGCCCCGGCGAACGCGCCAAACACAATCCCGAAATCCATTCCGGTAAACAGCCCGAATACCGTCGCGCCACCCAGCGCAGCAGCCGTGCCGGAACCGGATAAGGGTTCAGACATACTTCCTCCTGAAAATAAAAAAGGGCCACCAGCGACCCGTAAAAAAACACCCCGTCAAAGGCATCCGCAGATGCCTTTTGTGTGATGTTATTCAGATTTACGCAGTAAAGGCCGGAGCACGACCAGCGCCATCGCCACCAGCACACCATCTGCCAGCACCGACATCAGTCGTCCGGTGAAATCAACCACCACTACCAGAAACAACAGGATGACAGCCAGCACAAGGCGCGCACTTTTCACAGGTACTGCTCCAGCGGCAACTGCAGCGCCTGCGCAATTTTCTTCAGTTGCGCTTCTTCTTCCTGACCGATACCGTCCTGGTCAGCGATATCCAGACACAGGCACAGCACATTAACTGCATCATCAGTACCGGCAACATCAGCCAGCTGACGAAGAGCTTCGGCATTGGCAGAACGCGGCGACGCTTCATAACGGGCGCGGATATTTGCACTCATTTGTGCAATCTCACCGGAGAACGGCGCAAAGACAGGAAGTGCTGCAATGGTTTTTTCCAGTACCGCGATTTCTTTCGCGTCACAGGTGCCGTCAGCGTATGCAATGGAGTACGCGCCCCAGACGGTCGCCTCCACTGCGTCACGGTTCTCCATCTTCTTCACTTCGGTAATGGCCTTGCGGGTTTTCTTTTTGAAAATACCAAACATCGTGACTTTTCCTTTTAGTGGGTGAGCCTGCGCCCGGGGGTGACCAGCCCACAGAGAAAGTCACACTGACCATCCCGTAAGCTCACCCCTGAAAGGCTCTGTGGTTTTTTGATGTGCGCCGGGCGTGGCGCGGATATGAAAAAGGCCCGCCGAAGCGAGCCTGGAAAAATAAGCGTGGCGCGTTGTACTGGATTCGAACCAGTGACCGATTGCTTAGAAGGCAATTGCTCTGTCCGGCTGAGCTAACAACGCAGGGTACAGATAATGGACCGCCATCGAGGACTCGAACCCCGCGCAACCAGCTTCGAAGGCTGGCGCTCTATCCTGATGAGCTAATGGCGGTATGTGATGGTGGCCCTTGCTGGATTTGAACCAGCGACCTGGCGATTATGAGTCGCTCGCTCTCACCACTGAGCTAAAGGGCCGGGAGCAGAATAATAATGGTGCGTAATTAATTCTGCAATCTCATCCGTTTCAAACGATTAAATCCTGAACTTCCCTGACTGTCTGTTCAAAACGTCCGGTCTCCAGCTCAACACCAATCGCACAACGCCCCAGTGCCATCGCCGCTTTTACCGTTGAACCTGAACCCATAAAAAAATCTGCAACCAGGTCTCCCGGACGACTGCTCGCGTTGATTATCTGCTGCAGCATTTCTGCCGGTTTTTCGCACGGATGTTTCCCTGGATAGTACTGCACCGGTTTATGCGTCCAGACATCGGTGTACGGAACCTGCGCCGTCACACCGAAATACCGCCGCAAATTTTTATATTCACTCAGCAGTTCCGTATACTGCCGGTTCAGCTCACTGTATGTGCTGACCAGCTGGTGGTGTGGCTTTTCCAGTTCCCCGCGCTGATGTTTTTCTGCCGCAACACGCGCAAACAACGCCTGCAATTTATTGTAATCACCCTCGTTCGGTAACTGCCACTGACTGGCACCAAACCAGTGCGAAGCCATGTTTTTCTTTCCGGTGGCTTCCGCTATCTGTTTTGACGTTATTCCCAGTGATTTACGCGCATCACGAAAGTAAGAAATCAGCGGGGCCATGACGTGCTGTTTTAGCTCGCGCCCCTGTGCCACATAGCCATCATCTTTCGGGCGATACGGTCCCTGATAATGTTCTGCAAACAGAATGCGCTCTGTTGCCGGAAAATACGCCCGCAGACTTTCCTTATTGCACCCGTTCCAGCGTCCGGACGGCTTCGCCCAGATAATGTGGTTCAGCACATTAAAGCGCTCACGCATCATGATTTCGGTGTCAGATGCCAGGCGATGACCACAGAACAGGTAAAGACTTCCGGTAGGCTTCAGTACCCGCCAGAACTGCGCCAGACACTGGTCCAGCCATTTCAGGTAATCATCGTCGCCCTCCCACTGGTTATCCCAGCCCTCGGGCTTCACTTTAAAGTATGGCGGGTCTGTGACTATCAGATCGACAGAATTTTCCGGTAAGGTCTGGATAAATTCCAGGCAATCAGCGTTGATTAACTCACAACTGGATATTTTTACAGTATTAATCATAGATCAATAAGCACTTCTCTGATAGGCTCATACCGCTTTTGCGCAAAGCAGATGGGCCTGAGGTTTGCTTGTGACCCCAACGCATGAGCAGATGGCTGGCAGGTGCCGCTAACACCCACCAGCCGCCCATTACCACAAATTAAAAAGCCTTCACTGCGGAAGGCGTCTGTAACAACCGAACTGATAATCTGCCAGACCCGCCATAACAAGCTGAGTCAGTATTAACTGGCAGCGTTCGCGTGAAAGGTAAGTATTCTGCGCAATTTCCCCGACGGTCGCCGGTTCGGTGACGCTTAATTCATTAAACACCACTCTGGCGGTTTCGGTCATATCCTGCTGTTTTAGCATGCCTTTTTCCCTTTTCCGGTTAACGTGACATACCAATAACTCTTGTCCAAAAAGCCAGCAAGCTGAAAGACCAGTATTCACAACTACCAGCGCGTTTAATGTTCTGTGCCGTTTTTCAGGCATAAAAAAACCCGCATAAAGCGGGTTCTTTCAGGTGTCCATGTCTGCTATTCGCCTCGCGGTACAGCTTTGCGAAGCGTAGCTGGATTGAAACAGTTTATGGCTAAAAATACAAGCTTTTTTTCTAAAACTGCATAAACCTTACTACCAGCCAAAAATCCTCTTCGTGCAACAACAAACGCCCTCCAGATTCTAAGCGTCAGTAAAAGAAAATGCATCTCGCATCAGTGGATACAGAATAAACTCAGCTATTCTCAGCCACATATCTATACGATTGCGGCATGTTGTATAGCACCACTCAGGGTGAACCTCATTCAACAATTCAGCCATTTTGCGTTTACTCATCCCCCGCCCTTCGTATCTTTGCCGCAGGATATCAATCAATCCAGGATAACGTGCAAGCGCTTTACTTATCACCCCATCAATGCGTAACGCCTCTGCATCAGTACAGTGAGACAACCAGCTCTTCTGTCTGCCAGCGATCATCTCTCGCAAGAATGCTTCCAGCTCTGGCTTATCAATCCCTGACTCCCTGATTCTACGCAGGGCTTCATTGATCGCGGTTTTTGTCAGTTTTTTGGATGTCAGCAACTGATTGAACATATTTCCTGGTTTGCCACCACCTATGTACGACCAACGCCCCCACATCCGTAATTTCCCCTGGATCCAGACGGCTTCCAGCGTTTTTAGACGTAAATGCTCGCCGCTTTTGCCTGTAATTTCCGGGTATATCATATTTACGATCACTCACTCTCAATTTTGTAAATCTTCACGCCCAGCCGCCCCCCAGGAACGAGCTGACCGCGCACAATATTAATTTCATCAAACTGCTCGTCGTCTATGAGAAGTCCGGCATGCGTCAGCGCATCCAGTGGTGCTTTCAGGATATTGTCCAGGTCACGACGACGTTTATCCGGTGGCTCTGCAATAATCTTTATCGCCAGCCTTCCGGACAGGTTTAATTTCAGCCGCTGCTGGCGAACAATAAGCGCCACATCCCGGCGATAACGCTCACCGGCTTTTGATACAAAATATGTGCTGCCACGACGTCGCCAGTAAGTGTTCACCGTTGGCGGGTAAGGCAAAACAAATTCTATGCGTTCAGTCATTCATGCTTTCCACTTCAGGACACCCGAATTTCTCGCGTGCATTAAAAAACGAATCAGCAACAACAGCTGGCTGCCGTGTTTTTCTTCAAAATCTTTTACCCCGGCGTGTAGTTCGCTATGGCATTTACGGCACAGCGGAATAACAAACAAATCATCAGCCTTTGTTCCCATCCCTCCCAGTCCATGACCAATGATGTGATGCGGATCATCTGCCTGATTGCCACACGTCATGCATTTCTGCGTTTTTACCCAACGCGTGTATACAGGCATATCTTCCCGTTGTGGTTTCTGGCGCTGGAGATACTGAGCCGGTGACTCCGGATCAACGGCAATGCTGACCACCGTCTTTTCCTGTGGTGGATTCTGTTGCTGGTGGGCGTGAGGCAACGGCGCAATATTTTTTGTGCGCTGCTTCAGTATGCTGATGGCGGTCTGCTCTCCCGGTACGATGTCGCTCTCGCGGTATACTGAGCGGATTTTTTCACTCGGAAGCTTCAGGATTCGACGCGCCATATTTTCGGTCATGGCATCCACTACATCATTTACAGAAGCCCAGCAGCACAATTCAGCCAGCGATAATTCCCGCTCCTGCGTGCCATTCACTGCATGGCGTATGACGTCAATCATCCATGCTGACAGGTTTTGATGAGCAAGTTGCCCGAGTGATTCGGAGGTCTGGTCACGCAGCTGGTTGTCGCAGTGCCAGCACAACACCATCGCGCCGGTACCGTAACGATGTATGACGATTTCACTGTGATGATAGTCACCATGAGGCCACTGGCAGGATTTAACGTGGCGTAACAGCCAGTCAGACAGCGCACCAGCACCGCCAGCAGCACGAATCACCCGCTCATCGCTGAAAAATGGCAGTAGTGATTTATCCTCCGCCAATGGCTGGCGAACGGCAGGAACGACTCCGGACGGCAGACCGCGCATGCTTTTCGGTTCCGGCTCCACCAGTACACGACCGCTGCGGAATACCTGCATGGATTCACGACCAGGCTTAAGGACCACCAGCCCAAGTTCCGGTACCGGAACAGATCGAAGTAATACCCGCACGTTACCTCCAGATCCGTTGCTGGAATGTGCGGGACGGACGCGGTGGGCGTTCGGAATAAGGGAGTCTGACGTAGATTATCCAGAGACGATAATCGAGGCTGAGGGCTTTCCTAAACTCATACCCACGTCTGCGGTAGTTCTGAATCAGCCACTCGGCCTGTTCTTCGGTGCAGGGGTCGTGCTGATACCAGTCAGATTTGAATGTGTGAGGATACCGCTCGTGCGTGCAGGCAAGAACGGTCGAATTATTATGATTGTAATATTTTGCGTTGCGTGCCATCGGTTTTCTCCGGTGGCACGGTGTTACTCAGCGGGAGTTCAGCCCCGCGCAAGATTGTAGATGAGTTTATTCTTCTGAAAAAGCAGAAAAGCCAGCTTTTATTCCGATCTCTTTCAATGCCTGTAATGAAGTGGCAAACTCATCGTCGCGCAAGATAAATCCGTCCGTCACCCGAGCATCCACAAAATTAATTAACGCAGCCCCACTCTTTCTTTGCTTCTTTCGCAAACACAGAACGCGGCAATGACTAACAATATTTCCATTTTCAACGCACACAGCATAGAGGCCATCTTCACAAAAAATTTTACGCAGTTCTTCGATGTTCATCATCAGAATCCTTCCGGATAATTAGCTCTCCCCTTCAGGGGGCCATCCCTCTTATCCCTGCGCGCTACTTAAGTGTTTTGGATTCTATATCCGGTGTCTTAAAAAAGTTAAAACGCATTGAAAATAAAACAAAAACCGTCGAAGCGGGTTAAGTGCGGGTGCGTTGAGGATGCCGACACATCAGAGGTGGCGGGAGATTACTCTCCCGCCAGGTCACTCTTACTCTCTAGATTCGTAGTCTACGAAAACAGCAACCTCCATCTGGCCGGTTCGGATTCGTACCTCGCAGAGGTCTTTCCTCGTTACCAGTGCCGTCACTATGACGGTTAAACAGATGACGATCAGGGCGATTAACATCGCCTTTTGCTGCTTCATAGCCTGCTTCTCCTTGCCTTTCGGCACGTAAGAGGCTAACCTACATTTGTGAGACATAGATTGGGCCTCAGATTAATGTTAAGCGTCTTGCAGGACGCGTAATGTTAACTGGGGCTTTTCTCTATCTGCCTTTTGGTGTTCATGCCTGAGACAGATAGCCTCAAGCACCCGCAGTTATTCTACTTAACTAAGATTTCCCCGCAAACCGTTTTTGTCCGGCACAGTAAATATCCAACTAAACCAATGGCGTTCGCTGTATTTACCGCCAGTATTCAATGCACATGACCGCCATGAACACCCCTAAAAAAAGGGCATTTATATGTCCAAACATTAATATCAAAACATCAATTTTTTCCATATACCTTGCTGTGAAGATGATGGGCATACATGATGCGAACAACCAGAACGCAACAAACAAAAACTGCAATGCGTTTTTCATTATTCCCCCTACAATCAATGTGCAATAACATTTAAACACACCTCAATTTGGCCGGACATATAAATATCTAAACCAGAAAAAATCACTTACATAGCGTTACAAACTCTTTAGTCTAAATATTCATCGTAAAACATCCTCCACGCTTATCAGTCCATTTCGTTTCAGGTAATCCATCGCCTTCTCCGGTAATTTGCAGTCCGGCTGAGCTTTTTTCAGTTGACTGACCAGTCGTTTAACCCACATTGTTAATTCGCTAACCTGATTGCCGGATGCTGGTGGATTGTCAGCTTTACCCAGAATGGCAGCGCAGCAGGCCTCTCTGAGCACCCAGTCAACAGCATCCTTCCATTCTCCTGTTTCGACTGGCGGATTCTCACGCTTTACCTGTTCATAAAAGCGCACGGCTTTAACCAGTCCTTCTGATGTCACCGGGACTGGCGGGCCGATGAATAAGGCCTGAATTTCATAGTTCGGCCTGTCGTTACAATCCTCTTTTGTCGGTACATATTTCCAGTCACCAGCCCACGGCTTCCCCTGAAAGTCTGTAACGTCTTTTTTCACGTAGCGATATCGCCATGCAACTGGTTTTGCCTGCCCTGCCGTTTCATGCCCTTCCTGATAATTAATCTCGCTCATTCATCGCCCCACTCATCACAATATGCTTCGACCGGAGTTTTTCCTGCTTCATAATCATCACGCCATGCTTCAGCATCAGCAGCACTGCCACCACGTAACTCTGCATAGTCCATTAACAGTTCATGCCATTCTTCAAAACTGACGTTGTATTTAGTTGAACCAAAATCAGCCATTTTGTTCTTCCTCTTCGTCTTTTATTTCGTGATATGAGTAATTGCAGTAGTTAAAGAAAATATCTTTTGCTTCGTCATGTATTTCATCAGGCGTCGCATCATCATCCACTTCGAATTCATCCTCGAAATCTCCACCGGCTATTCCCGTTTCAATAATTATTTTAAACTTTCGCATTTAACTACCGCCCTTTCGGGCGGCCTCCTGATGTTCTGAGGGTGCAGAAATCCCTCCGGTTAAGGATTAAATTTTTAACAGAGCTAAATTTAATTATTCAGTTCTGGATTTTGTCGCCCTGCGTATCCGCGCTTTCGCGTTACGCTCAATCTGAATTAGCTTTTCTATATTTTTTCGCCTTTCCCGCTCCTCCTGACGCAAGAGCCTTACATCATCTGCCAGTCTGGTTTCTCTTTTCGCCACAGAGAGCATCCAGTCAAATGGCTCCACAACTGCACCGCAGATTTTACAGCGGACCTGACGCTCTTTTTCGTCAACCCGGACAGAGGCGTGATGACAATATGGTCTTTCCGATGGCTCATAAAGAAAATTAACCTGATTACGAGGGTCATCCTCTTTTACCGGAAATAAAACGATATTGCTTAACTCATCCTCTGGTTTTATTTCCATGCTCCTCTCCTTTGATGCGAATGCCAGCGACGCGTAATGCGTGTTCTAGGTCAATCAGGTAAAGCCAACTGCCATTTTCTTTAGGTATCATGACATGTCGCTCATCTGCATTTACCGGGTGTCCATATCGAAGGTCGTAGCGAGTCGGTAATTGAACTTCCCGCGCTTCCAGTTCAGCAATACGCTTGCTCCCATCAGAGATAACGCCTTCGTAATACTCACGCTGCTCGTTGAGTTGTGATTTTGCTTCTTCCAGTCCATCCAGCAAATCAGCGATAATATCCGCTTCCCGATGACGGATGTGACGCTTAAACGCAGCAAGAGCCGCATCACAATCCCGTTCAGCATTTGGGCTGTCCGGGATAGCCTGATACCACGCCAGCGTCGACTGATAGTTTTGTGCTGCCTCACGAAGCGCCTCATAGTTAACCTCTCTCATTGAGCCACCTCCTGATAAATCACCGCATGCCCCAGTTTCTCCGCCAGTGCCAGCTCTGCCTTAGCGCCCGCTGACCGCTGCCAGCCTTTCAGCATGTAAATCGCATCCACACAACGAATCATTGCCATGCAAATATCCATGTAGTGCGGCTGTGTCAGCCCATCCGGAAGCACAGCCGGATTTAAAACGGTATGCCCTTCCCGTTTCAGTTCCTCTTCTGCCTTGTGAAACGCCTCACGGTTGAAATTTTCATACCCCGTCATTGGACCGGCGATATAAACCCTCACCCTCACGCCATCACCTCCTGAAAATTACCCTGATAAAATGCCAGCACACGCTGCATAACCTTGCTTTTCTGGCACTCGAGACAGATTATGTTCTGACGCCTGTCGTAGTGGCGTATCTCTCCATCTGGTAATGAATAAATCAGGCCAGGGTCGCTCTTCTTTTTCGCTGCACCTTTAGACATCTCTTTATGGGCTTTTATCCAGTCTTTACGTACCTGCTCAGAAGGGAATATTCCATGCCCTGAACCATATACAACACCACTGTCTACCAGTTCTTTCGCCAGAACTTCAATCAGATGTCTCGTCGCCCCTGTTTCATTTTCCAGTTGTTTACGCGTTTTCCTACCATCTCTGCGTACCAGTTCCACAATACGCGCCTTTACTTCTTCCCGTTGTTCGGGAGTAAAAACTTTTACCATAAGTCCTCCTGAAATTACTTCACAACCCTCAGGTGTCTGACATTCGAACGCCAGCTCTCCCAGTTAAAATTCACCCAGCGACCACCGTTCATGACCATGCGGTCCATCACACGCTCGCCAAGAAGCGTACTCATCGCTACGTGGTTCAGGTTCGTCAGCATTCCGACACTACGCATCGAAGCCGTTCTGCGGTCGACTATCTGGTTCAGTGTGACCTGCTCGTTGCGCGTATCCCGCTGCATTCCGATTTCATCCAGGACAAGCAGGTCAACATCACACAACCCCTGTAAAAATTTTTCGCCTGAGTTTTTGTTGTCGTAGCTGTTGTGTAACGCCAGCATCACATCAGCCACCGTTATCACAATCACGCTGCGACCTTTCGCCAGAAGATGATTGCCAATGGCGGCTGCAAGGTGGTTCTTTCCGGTACCCGGCTTACCGCTGAACACAAAATTCGTGCACCCGGTCATCAGTTCGTCAGCGATAGATTTTGCCTGGCTCAGCGCGTGTTTTTGCCCGTCGTTCTGCACCTGATAATTCGCAAACGAGCATTTGCTGTGCAGAGGCTGGATGCCCGAACGATTCAGGATTTTTTCCACCCGCAACTGGCGATTCTGGCGGTTGATCTCCTCGCTACGTTTTCGCCCTTCTGCCAGTTGCCACTCGCGCCACTCGTCCACTGTCCGGTACGGCGCGATTACATGCTGCGGGGTCAGCTTACGGATACGCTCAAGAACACCACCTGTCGCGATATTTTTCATGGCCCGTTACCCCCTGAACCCCGGCGGAATTTCGGTATCCGGCTCAGAAATATGATTCACACAACGCTGTACAGACGAACGCCCCAGGCGGATAACCAGTTCATCCCATTTTTCGCGAAGCTTTGACGGACTCATGATATTTTTTACCCAGAATGGATCCCGCTGCACCCGACCAAACATTTCACAAATTTGTCTGTGAGTTCTGCCATCCAGCATCCGCATTGTGCGCACGTCGTTGGCCCATGCGGTCCAGTTGGGTTCTTTCGGTCGCGAAATCTCGCCATCATCGCTGGCGGCCTGCTCGTAAAGACTCACGATTCGTCCCCAGATCCACTGCGCACACGCCAAATCTTCCTGGTTGCCCCACTGGCGTTTTTTTGCACTGAACACAACCGCGTCAGGGTGTCGGGTTAAAAAATCCTGTTCAACCGTCTGCGGGTCCGGTTGCGAAGCTTCCGGACGAGAAGTGTTTTTATTCTCTGTAGTAATCTCTGTTGTATTCTCTGTAAGATCATCAGGCCATTTTGACCCGATGACATTGAGTCGTTTTGAACCAATGGAGCGTTTCATTTTGATCTCTTCCATCGTGTCATTTTGACCTGATGGAGCGGCGCATTTTGAACCGATGGATTCGCTCACTTTGCCACCATCTAAAAGCTCGTTCCCGTAGTTGATCGTGTAGAAATTGGTCATATCGCGCTTTGATTTATTGAGCTTTTCACAACGCAAAAGCCCCAGCGTTTTCAGACTTGCAAACGCGCGCTTTAACGTTGACTCTGACCAGAACGGGAACTGTTCCAGCCATTGTTCCGTTGTGTTATAAATCCAGCGAACACCATCACATTCCATGCCGGAGTTGGTATCTCTCAACCAGTAGTGCAGTTGTTGCAAAACAATGGCTTCGTTTAAGCCAATTTTCATTGCCAGCTGCGTGTTTATAACCAGTGGGCGTTCAGCAAAAAGAAGACTCATAATTCCATCCAGCTTTTTGTTGGTATTGCTGTCGATACGCAAGCTTGAAAGCAATTGCTTTTTCTATAAGTTCGTCAGTTTCACGATCCACTACAGCTGGATCTGCAAAAAGCAGTCCGGATTCCACCACATCGCCATATTCTTTATTTAACCCGGCGATCATGTACGTAATGCTTTTTCCGTCAGTAATTTCACGATACAACCTGAAATCATTAATCCGGATAGCCTCCATAATTGCCGGAATCAGCGCCGTGAATTTTTTCCGCTTATCCCTGGTGTCGATAGCTTTCCAGCGTTCGAATATCTTCACCCGGTTAACGCCCAGCGCCCGTTGATCAACCTCGCCATCATTAAACGTGACGCGTTGAACATCGATGTTCGGGCGTTCTTTCAGAGCCCAGAATGCTTCCGTGATTAATATCGTCGCCTGCTCCTGTGTCATTCCTGGTCGACATACCCAGGCATCCAGAGCCTCACAAACCTGTTCAGGGGTGATTTTCATTGTTCAACCGCCCCGCCCGCTTTGCCTTACGATATTCGTCATAAACTTTGGGGTCGTACTGAAGTTCCCCGTCGGATGCCTCTTGCAGGCGCATCGCGCGACCTTCAGGAACCAGTTCCCCCCATTGAGAAACAGCAGATGGATCAACACCAGCAGCTTTCGCTACTTTGGCTTTCGTCCCATAAAAATTAATTACGTCTGATTTAAACATCACCCCTCCAAAATTGAGTTTTCTCAATAGTAATCACTCAAGGAATCTCAAGTCAAGGGTTATTAAGATATCTAAATATGAACGAGAAAACTTTAGGTCAACGAATTAGAGAAAGACGCAAACAGGTTGGTTTAAGTCAAAACGATTTAAGCAAAGCCGCTGGCGTATCTGGCTCATCAATTTCACTATGGGAAAGCGACCATACAGCCCCGCGTGGGCAAAATTTGCATCGCCTGGCTGAGGTATTGCAATGTTCACCAACTTGGATACTGTTTGGTGACGAGGATAAAACACCAGATCCACCAGTTGCACTCAACAGCGCCTTAGACTTATCGGAAGATGAGTTGGAGATGTTGCGATTGTATCGCGCACTTCCAAAATCAGAGCAGCAAGCACAAATCAGCGAACTCCGTGCCCGCGTTGAGAATTTTAATCGCCTATTCACCGAGCTACTAGAAGCTCGCAAACGTAACAAACATCAGTAATCCCCTTCACAAATTTTAAAGCCTTACATTTCAATGTATTGGCTTTATTTTGCATTAAATATTGAGTTTTCTCATTAAAAGCACTTGACCAACACTCATGAGAAAACTAAATTACCACCCATCAAGACACCGCACGGTGTTCTCAGCAAACAGTTCCGCTACCCGGCGTTAAGGGGAAATGAGGTCAACATGGATACTATCGATCTTGGTAACAACGAATCTCTGGTGTACGGCGTGTTTCCCAACCAGGACGGCACGTTCACCGCGATGACGTATACCAAAAGCAAAACGTTTAAAACCGAAAATGGTGCCCGTCGCTGGCTGGAAAGAAACTCAGGTGAGTGATATGGATTTCGACACAATCATGGAAAAGGCTTACGAAGAATACTTCGAAGGCCTTGCCGAAGGCGAAGAAGCCCTCAGCTTCAGCGAATTTAAACAGGCGCTTTCCAGTTCGGCAAAATCTAACGGTTGATAAGCGAAGCAGCACCGCGAGGAATCAGTATGCAGAAACGAGAACCCGTCATCATCGCGCCAGACTATACCGATGATGAACTTTATGAGTGGATGCACCAGAAAATTAAGGCTGCGCAGGATCTGAAATGGGCCAATGAAGCCAGGGCTAAGCAGGCTGAAAATCTGTCCGCTCTGGAGCAGGATATCACCAATCTGGAAAAAGCAGCGGCATTAAGCATTGCCAGAATGATTACATACCCACGTTAATGGTTAACCAACGAGGCTAATAATGGAATTTAAAGATTTACCAAAAGAAATCCAGATAATTGCTGCAACGACACTCGGTGATAGTCTGGTGAAAATTGACCCGGCACACACCAAAAAAGAAACCATCGATAATATGGTTCGTAATGTGCGCAATGCTTTTTCAGGGCTATATGGTTCTGATAATCAAAAACAGGAAAACGATATTGATGAACGGGTAATTTCTGTTTGCCTGAATGGTCATGTTATTTCAGCAATCAGAACAGAAACGGCAACTGTTTTTGATTATCTCTGCATGATTCAGAGTCTTGCTGATGTTCTGTTGAAATCAAAAGATTTAGAAAACGATGCAAATTTACAGGGGCGCACAATAGCACATCCATATGCACATACTTTAGGCTCTGTGGATATCAAAGATCCCACAAATCTTTAATGAAATAGTTAACGCGAATTGTACTTGCTCTTTCAGTTGCTTTCAGAATACGCGTTGAAACTGCTGGCGGTAATTTGGTATTCCATTTATTAAAATCATGCCCGGGAAAGTACTCTTCGAAAATACTTTTAACTGCAGATTCGCTTATTGAAATGCTGCTTACCATGCGATTTTGATAAAGGCATTTAGCAATAAGCGTTGATTTTAACATTCACCCTCCTGAGGGTTGGTAATTAAGGAGTTCTCCACAGGTGAGGTGGAGTGTGTGCGCCGGACACGGGTGAGCATCCGGCACTGACAGTTTACTGAAAGGATATTTCTCTGAAAAGTCAGAGCATAACGCGAAAGCGCACGGCGAGGTTGCTGGTTCATAGATAGCCTGTCGTTAAATTTTCGTCGACCGTGCGCTTCCGGTTGTGGCACTCCGCGAAATGGCGCGGCGGTAAGTATGGCGGGGGTTCTCCGTTCCTCGCAAATGTCCACCGGGTTGTCAGGTTGACCATACGCCTGAGTGACAACCCCGCTGCAACAACCCATGTTGATTACCTTTTGGCGGGTATCCGTTTTGTTTTTCCCATGATACCCGCCCCTTTTAAAGTGAATTTTGTGATGCGGTGAATGCGGCTCAGCGCACGCGGAACAGTTAAAAAGGCCAGTTGACTTCCGTATTGGTTCTTATGGGTGGGTTCTCTGTATCCGGCGTTAATTATTAACTGGTTAACGTCACCTGGAGGCACCAGGCACCGCATCACAAAATTCATTGTTGAGGACGCGATAATGGAAACGTTATTACCAAACGTCAATACGTCTGAAGGTTGTTTTGAAATTGGTGTCAGAATCAGTAACCCTGTATTTACTGAAGATGCCATTAATAAGAGAAAACACGAACGGGAGCTATTAAATAAAATATGCATTCTTTCAATGCTGGCACGTTTACGCCCGATGCAAAAAGGATACTGGCAATGAATACTGCTATTGCCCTCACTCTGACTGTTTTTCTTAATACTGGCGAGCCTGTTGACATGGTTATTGACATTTACGGTTCAATGAAAGAATGCATGGCTGCCGCAGCAGAACAAAAAATTCCCGGTAACTGCTATCCGGTCGATAAAGTTATTCACATGGATAATAACGAAATCCCGGCAGGACTTAAAACAGCACCGTAATTAATATCCGGTTTCATTTTTATATGTCAGCAATGGCAGGGATTTGTTCACCCTTAAATCTGTAATGAGGTTAAAACAACATGAGTAAAGTCTTTATTTGCGCCGCCATTCCGGACGAACAGGCAATAAAGGAAGAAGGTGCAGTCGCTGTAGCCACTGCCATTGAAGCCGGTGATGAACGTCGCGCCCGCGCAAAATTTCACTGGCAATTCCTGGAACATTATCCGGCTGCTCAGGACTGCGCTTATAAATTTCTTGTTTGCGAGGATAAACCCGGTATACCCCGCCCTGCCCTCGATTCCTGGGATGCTGAATATATGCAGGAAAACCGCTGGGATGAGGAGTCAGCTTCCTTTGTCCCGGTTGAGACTGAATCAAATCCGATGAACGTCACTTTTGACAAGCTGGCCCCTGAAGTACAGAACGCTGTCATGGTTAAGTTCGACACATGTGAAAACATCACCGTTGATATGGTGATTAGTGCACAGGAACTGTTGCAGGAAGACATGGCAACATTCGACGGACATATCGTTGAAGCGTTGATGAAAATGCCAGAAGTTAACGCCATGTATCCGGAGCTTAAGTTGCACGCCATTGGGTGGGTTAAGCATAAATGTATTCCTGGTGCTAAATGGCCCGAAATTCAGGCAGAGATGCGCATCTGGAAAAAACGTCGCGAAGGTGAACGCAAGGAAACCGGAAAATACACGTCTGTTGTTGATCTCGCCCGCGCCAGAGCCAATCAACAGAACACTGAAAATTCAACAGGAAAAATCAACCCGGTCATTGCTGCCACTCATCGCGAATACAAGCAGACATGGAAAACACTGGATGACGAACTGGCCTACGCTCTCTGGCCTGGTGATGTGGATGCCGGAAACATTGACGGCAGCATCCATCGCTGGGCAAAAAATGAAGTTATCGACAACGACCGCGAAGACTGGAAGCGTATCTCGGCATCGATGCGCAAACAGCCTGATGCCCTTCGCTACGACCGCCAGACTATTTTTGGCCTTGTCCGTGAACGTCCGATCGACATTCACAAAGATCCTGTGGCACTGAACAAATACATTACTGAATACCTGACTACAAAGGGCGTGTTTGAAGATGAAGGAACAAATCAGAGCGCAACTGATACTCTCTCGTCGCCAGTACCAGAAACTGATGCAGTGGAAACGGCAATTCCGGACAACGAAAAAACCGAATGCAAAGTGGAAGTCGAACCATCTGTAGAGCGTGAGGGGCCGTTCTACTTCCTCTTCACCGACAAGGATGGCGAAAAATACGGTCGCGCAAACAAACTTTCTGGTCTGGATAAGGCGCTGGCTGCCGGGGCTACTGAAATCACGAAAGAAGAATATTTCGCCCGCAAAAACAGTACATACTCAGGTTCACAACAAAATACTGGTGCATCTGACACGACCGCACAGCCAGAACCGGTAAAAGTTACCGCTGACGAAGTAAACAAAATTATGCAGGCAGCCAATATCAGCCAGCCTGACGCCGATAAGTTGCTTGCTGCATCACGTGGTGAATTTATTGAAGGGATTAGCGACCCGAATGATCCGAAATGGGTTAAGGGGATCCAGACCCGCGATACTGTGAACCAGAACCAGCAAGAAACGGAACAGAACGACCAGAAAGCGGAACAAAACAGCCCAAATACGCAACAAAACGAGCCAGAAACGAAACAACCTGAACCAGTAGTGCAACAGGAACCGGAAAAAATCTGCACCGCCTGCGGTCAGAGCGGTGGTGGCAACTGCCCTGATTGTGGTGCGGTGATGGGCGACGCAACATACCAGGAAACATTCGATGACAAGAACCAGGTTGAAGTTCAGGAAGACGATTCGGAGAAAATGGAAGGCGCTGAACACCCACACAAGGAGAATGCTGGCAGCGCTCAGGATCACGCCAGCGATAGTGAAACTGGCGAGACGGCAGATCCCTTAATTACGGTGAACGGTCATCGCGTTATCACATCCACCAGCAGGACGTGTGACCATCTAATGATCGACCTTGAAACCATGGGAAAAAATCCTGATGCCCCGATTATCTCAATAGGTGCAATATTTTTCGATCCGCAAACCGGAGATATGGGACCGGAATTTAGTAAGACTATCGATCTGGAAACTGCTGGCGGAGTCATTGATCGTGACACCATTAAATGGTGGCTTAAGCAATCACGCGAGGCGCAATCTGCCATTATGACCGATGAAATCCCGTTAGATGATGCACTGTTACAATTGCGGGAATTTATCGACGAAAACTCCGGCGAATTTTTTGTTCAGGTCTGGGGAAATGGAGCCAACTTCGACAACACGATTTTGCGCCGTTCATACGAACGGCAGGGGATCCCCTGCCCGTGGCGTTACTACAACGATCGCGATGTACGCACAATCGTTGAGCTGGGGAAAGCCATAGACTTCGATGCCAGAACGGCTATTCCATTCGAAGGTGAGCGCCATAATGCACTTGATGACGCCCGTTACCAGGCAAAATACGTTTCAGCAATCTGGCAAAAACTGATCCCGAATCCGGTTGATTTTTAATGTTCACCCCTGATCGCCGTCTCCGAATTATATTGACGGCGGTCATGCTGTAAGACGCGTGACCACATGTACGAATTAACGCTATCGCCAACAGAGATTCAAGAGATCACGAAATACAAGCGATACACAAAACAACAACACCAGTTAAGGCTGCACGGCATCCCATTTGTAATCGGTCCTAAAAACGAACCAATAGTTCTTCGCAGGGATATTCCGCACGGACTGACAACGATGCCAAAAGCACCTGAGCTGGTTTCCGCTGACCCCGATTTTGAGGCGCTGAACAATGGGAAGACCAAGAAAAAACAAAAAAGATAATGCACTACCACCGCGAGTTAGATCGAATGGTTACAGTTACGTATGGAAACCCGAAGGAAGCACAAGAACTATAGGGCTCGGAAGATTGCGGGAAACCAGCGTAGCTAAAGTCTGGCAAAATTATGAGCTGGAAAAAGCAAAACTCCACAACATAATGACTGTAGCTAAATTATGGCACATGTTTATGGACTCCCCTGCATTTACAGAACTGGCCCCCCGAACCCAAAAAGATTATCGGCAACATCAAAGGGCATTGTTGGCGGTATTCGGAAAAGTGCTTGCTGATAATGTAAAAATTGAGCAGGTAAGAATTTTCATGGATAAGCGGGGACTTGAGAGTAAGACCCAGGCTAACCATGAACTGGCAAGTCTGAGTCGAGTATACGGATGGGGATATGAGCGTGGGTATGTGAAAAATAATCCATGCAAAGGGGTCAGAAAATTCACGCTTAAAGCCCGTACCGTTTACATCACCGATGAACAGTATGCTGCGATATATGCGGAAGCAATTCCACAGTTACGTATTGCAATGGAGATATCCTATCTCTGTGCGGCAAGGCTCGGTGATGTGTTCGAGCTGAAATGGCAGGATATTATGGACAAAGGGATTTACATTGAGCAAAACAAGACCGGCACCAAACAAATCAAGGAATGGTCTCCACGATTACGTACGGCGATCCAGTTAGCCCGAAATGTATCTTCCGGCACATGCGAGTATGTGATCAACACAACCAAAGGCGGGAAGGTCATAGCTAAGACACTGAACAACTGGTGGAATCAGGCCAAACGTGCAGCCGAGCAAAAAGCCGACGTTCCGTTTGGGTGCAACTTCCATGACATAAAAGCCAAAGGGATTTCAGATTACGAAGGCAGCAGTCGCGACAAACAAATTTTCAGTGGACACAAAACAGAAAATCAGGTGTTGATTTACGATCGTAAAACAAAAATCACACCAACACTGGATTTACCGCTTGTGGTCAGTAAGTAG